ATATCACGAAAGCCTTTCGTATTTGGTATCGGAAGCATCATCTTCTCATACAAATGCGGGAAGCCTTCGTACCGGTCAAGAGCAGCTTCACAGTGTCCGGTAATGCTCCACAAACCAATCGGCACCTCTGCGCCCTTGCATGGTTCTATGTCTGCAACGCCACGGAAGACTAGCTTGTAATCGGGCAGTATTGTCTTTGCGACTTGTTCAGCGCGGGGGCATCGTGCGAGCATCTGCTTGATGTGCAGGTTAGATCCATACGCCGCATAATAATAATCTTTGGGTAAGTGTGGTTTCATCATAGCCTCCTTATGCTACTTCATTGGCGCGTCGCGCCAGCCAATCAACAGTTGTTTGTGTAAGTCCGAAAGTGAAAGAGTCTTGCTCAGGTGTGGAAGAAGTTTGAGTTCGTGGAGCAAAGCCACCCATCGCATTGATGTGTAATTTCCAATCAGAGTTTAAGTCATGATTTTTCATGGGGCTGTCTTCCGAATATAAGCTTGCAATCTGCAAGTTATTGAGGAAAAAACTGCGTCCGTTCTGCTCGAACCTCCAAGCCTTTTGAGATTTGCTGTAAACAACTGACCCGCCATTATCTTCGAACGCATCTCGTAATTTGTTGTACCAGCGTTGCTTAGATCTTTGTCTACGCGTTGTTCTGGCTATGCCTGTCAGCTGGATGCTCGAAAGGACGAACTGTTGCAAGAAGCTGAGCCAGTTATACATCTTTTCAAAACTCGTCGTACCCGAATGTTGTCGGAACTCTATGCTTCCGCGAGAAGCAATGTTAGTCAGGTTAACTTTGAAGTAACGCCCAAGAGCGTCGGCCAACATATTTTTATTGTCATACTGACGCTCTTTAATGCTTGTGGCGTTCGCAATGCTTCCACACCAACGATTGCTGCCTCGTCTGCTTGGAGGCATAATTTGATCTATCTGTTGCTCGTAATCTGAATACCGCTTGAAGACTGTTTGAATCTCAGCGACGCTCATATCCCTTGCATCTAAATGAATGTGGAGTCCGCATTGTCGGTCTACTCTAGCATCAGCAAGTTCAAGCGCCCTGCAAACAGATCTGAGCTGTTCAACGCCATCCTCACCTTGAAGAATTGGGCTTACTACTTCGCCAGCGTTGTCATAACCTAAACTCGCATCTGTAACAATTTTCCAATGGCTTCGTGTGTGGTGGTTATATCCTTCCTCAACACAATCTATACCTTGTTCGCGGATAGCTTGAGCTACGAGAGATCGGTTCCCTTTGAATTCAATTTCAATTCCGAACCTTCTTTGGTATTCCATTTTATCTAGCACCTTTTATTAACTTACAAAGAGATAATACGACTATTTGTTTACTATTGCAAACACTTTCGTACTTTTTTTTGCACAATATGGGCTTGCAAAGATGATGGCTGTTGTGTATAGTCTGCAAACAAATCAATGAAAGGTGCCAGATGGAAACTAAAGATTTTGAATTTTACGAAACAGAAATGCCTATGCTGAAGTTCAAAGAACTAATTGAGCTTTTGACCAAAACCATGCCCATTGGAACGACGAAGGCGCAGATAAAAGAAGCCGCGAACGTCGCGCACAAAGAAGATCTTGAAACAACTTGTTGGATATCCCCAATGTTTCAAGTTTTGAAAAGAGTATTGAACGATGAAGAGCATGGATTCGGGGAAACAGCTCCAACTTACCTATCAATCAAGAGGCATGATCGGGAACCAATAGGCGATTGGCGAACCAAACATCTCATAAAGAATGCTTTGTTAGGCGAAGAATGGGAGGCCATCGAAATCTACCCACGGGAATCAAGACTCGTAGATTCTTCTAACCAGTACCATCTTTTTGGATGGCAGAATACGTTCCCAATCTATGTATTCAACAACAGATACGTGCTCAGTGTAGAGGAAGCGGAAGAACTAAACAGACGAACGGGCTTGATAGCGAAGCAAAGCTAGTACCCGTCTAGTGCTGAATTGTTGCCAAAATGGGTAGACTGCTCCATAATCTGAAAAACCAATGGAGCGCGTTATGGAAGATTGGGCGGCTTGGAATATCACGAGATATAAAGTAGATGATCTAATCCCATACGAAAGGAACCCGCGCATACACCCGCAATCACAGATTGATCAGCTTGCGCAAAGCATCCGTGAATGGGGATGGACAATGCCAATCTTGATAGATGAAAGCGCTAACGTAATCGCTGGACACGGCAGACTCTTTGCTGCGCAAGAATTAAATATTGATGAAGTTCCTTGCATCACTGCATCTGGGTGGAGTGATCAACAAAAAAAAGCTTATGTCATTGCTGATAACAAATTGACGGAAAGCGCGAGTTGGGATGATGGGCTTTACTTTTCAGAGTTGAAGGCACTACAGAGTAGCGGTTTTGATTTGAGTCTGGTTGGGTTTGATGAAAACGTAAGTTTTGATTTTGAGCCGAATTTGAATCCGATGACCTCATTCAGTGATGTAACAGAAAACGATATCAACAGAGCGGCTTCTGTGATGTCTGATAACATGGATAGATTGACTGCGGATCGTTCACTCAAAGGAACAGAGGTCACTTGCCCTTACTGTGCAGAGAGTTTCACTTTTGATGGCATATAACAACGAATGATCACTCAGATTGGTAATCATCGTGTACAAAGATCCGATGTGATGAACGGTATTGATTCTTTAATGGCCGGCTTCAAGGCAGATTTTTTATACAGCGATCCACCGTGGGGCCAAGGTAATCTAAGGTATTGGCAGACAATCAACAAAAGACACACGGGTAGGGAAAAGGCTGATATAGATTTTTCTGAATTCTTGCCCTTTTATTTTGATATGGCATATAAGCATATTAAAGATTTAGCAGTCATCGAGTATGGAGTAGGTTGGAGGCAAGATGTCATTTTAGTCTGCCAACAATATGGATTCACTCATCACGGCACTTACACTTCAAGATACGGTTCCGCTGCGAAACTCTTACCATTAGATGTACACATCATCTCGAAATCAGGATCTTTCATTATGCCTGATGAGAAATACTTTTCGGAAAAATGTTATGAGTTAAGAGGACAACATTTAGTCAATTTCATTTTTGATTACTTGTTGCCCAAAGATGCAGAGCTCGTCCTAGACCCGATGTGCGGGATGGGATACACAGCGCAAGCAGCCTTGAACAACGGATGCATTTTCTTTGGTAACGAATTGAATGAAAAAAGGTTAGAAAAAACTATCGCAAGATTAAGAAGAAGTTTGTGATGTTTTATCACAGTGCTCTCAAAAATAAATCAATCACCTACACAGGAATAAAAGAAACTGAGAGAGCAGAACACGAAAATGGCATAATGTTAAAGCATGATTTCGTTTGCAACGGATTGGCACCAGAATTTTCCAACTGTGATGTAATCTATTCTGAGCCTCCGTACGCGCCAAGCGGTTTGAAAGTATTCAATCAAAGGGCCGGTGTAGATAGATCCTCATACAGCGATTTATTAGAGGCCATATCAAAAATTGTATTGGCATGGGAAAAACCGCTCTATTTAATCATGAGTGAAACTAATCTTAAAAAAATTCCAAGGCCGCAACATGCATCAAAAACATTTTTGAACGGGGATGAGGTGTCCATTGGTGTTTGGAATGATGACGATCCGATTCTGCTAGAAACCACAGATTTGATTTGCAAAACGTTGGGATTGAGATACTCGTGCATGGGCGATTTCACTTGCGGTTACGGCTTCCCAATAAAGAATTTTTTAAAAGGAGGGGGATCAAAATTTGTGGCTTCTGATTACGATGGGAAATGCATCACCGTTATAGCTAGTCAGTTAAAAAAACTATGAAAATTTTTTTGAAGAACAACGTGTTTGATGAAGCTCTTGATCGGATAACGTATTTATTCAAAGAGTTTGATGAAGTGGTTGTGAGCTTCAGTGGCGGTAAAGATAGCACCGTTACTTTAGAAATGGCGCTGATAGTCGCAGAGAAAGAAGGCAAATTACCAATCACCGTAATGTGGCTTGATCAAGAAGCGGAATGGCAAGCTGTCGTTGATTACGTTCGGAGGGTGATGTACAGGCCGGAAGTAAATCCTCATTGGCTTCAAGTGCCTATCAAGTTATTCAACGCGACAACAATGGATTATCCGTGGCTCAACTGTTGGGATTTGAACGAACAACACATGAGAGAGAAAGATGCCATCAGTATAAAAATTAACGACTATGGAACTGATCGTTTCTACAATATGTTCCCAAAGTATTTGGCGAAGCACTACAAAGGTAAATCTGTCGCATTGTTGGGCGGCGTAAGAGCAGAAGAAAGCCCAAACAGAAGAGCGGGACTGACGAATGGCGCGACATATAAACACATTACATACGGCAAGGTGTACGATGCGAATCAAGGACATTATGTATTTTATCCTCTTTATGATTGGAGTTACACGGACATCTGGAAAGCAATCCACGATCATGGCTGGGATTACTGCCAGATCTATGATGAGTTTTACAGATATGGCATTTCGCCTATCAAAATGCGTGTCAGCAATTTACATCATGAAACAGCGGTTGATCAGCTTTTCTATCTGCACGAGCTTGAAGGAGATACTTGGGAAGCTCTTACGAGAAGACTCAAGGGTATAAATCAGGCAAAACATATGAAAAAAAGCGATATGTTTAGAGCAAACGAATTGCCTTTTATGTTTCAAGATTGGAAGGAGTACAGAGATTATTTATGTGAAAATTTAATTCAAGATGAAGACATAAGAAAAAAGCTTCATCAGAAACATGAATGGATGGATGGCAAATTCAACGATATGAATAACATTCACGAAATGTATAAATCCCAAATACTCGGCATTTTGGCTAATGATTTCGAGTTCGCTAAAATTTCTAACTTTTTAGGAAGACCAGAAACGATTAACTTTCTTAAATTCAAGCGAGGTTTAGAAATAAACTGGAATCGGCCAGAAAGAGATTTAAGATACATAAAACCACATCAAAGGGGCAGCCACGTTGGATGATATTCCAAAACAACCGATAAGCGATGTGCGGTGGGTATCCATTGATTTGGTAGAGCCGAACGACTACAACCCAAACTCAGTCGCGGGGCAGGAGATGAAGCTCTTGCATACATCAATAAAACATGATGGATACACTCAGCCAATTGTCACAATATTTGATGAGACAAAAAACAAATACATCATAGTTGATGGCTTCCACAGATACTTCACCTGTAAGAACAACAAAGATATATTCGATTCCACGAATGGCAGAGTCCCAATCGTTGTTATAAAAAAAGATATAAACGAACGCATGGCAGCAACCGTGAGGCATAACCGGGCCAGAGGCCAGCATTCAATCAGCGGCATGTCTAGCATGGTTTTCTCTATGTTAGATAACGGATGGAGCGATTCAGAAGTTTGTAATCATCTTGGCATGGAGCCGGATGAATTACTCAGGTTGAAGCACATTACTGGATTTTCGAAGCTATTTGCTGACACAGAATACAACAAAGCTTGGGTTACAAAACACCAGATACGGATAAAGAAAGAACAAGCAGATTTAGATAAATCAATACAAAATGATAACGAAGAGGCATATGGCGCAGAAACTAACGGATGAACTCAAGCTTCAAATACGGGATGAATTCGTTCATGGCGTAACAGAAGAAGATGGCGTTCTACGCTACCCCACGATTGATGGCCTAGTGAAGAAATACAAGGTGGCTAGGGCAACGTTACACAGGGCCGCATCAAATGATGATTGGCAGACACAGAAAGACAGGTACATAACAGAGCTTACCTTGCGCCAAGATAAAGAACGCATGGAACGGATGCTTGCAGATGGGAAGCGCTTGGATGACACAGCAATACAACTGGCGCAGGGCATGATGACCAAAGTGGGGCGCAGGTTACAAAGATCAATACAAGCAGAACAAGACGGTGAGTTTTCAGCGGCGTTATCAAGCAATGATCTCAGCCAGTTATCCACAGTGGTAGCCAACGCGCAGAAGGTTGGCAAGCTCGCGTTAGGACAAGCACAGGAAATATCTAAGGTATCAGCAGATGTCAGCAACCCCGAAGCCTTCCAATCAATTATGGAACAACTTGATGGCCTTGCAAAATCAAGGTCACAGGGCGACGTCGGATCTCTACATTGATTGGCTAGACACGGCCCGCCCAGCGCAGATCACGCCAGAAGATGATGGCTGGAACATATGGCTGATCTTAGCCGGTAGGGGCTGGGGCAAAACAAGAACAGGTGCGGCAGATGCAGTGCTGTACGCTTGCCGCAATCCAGAAGTGCAGGTCGCAGTGGTAACGCCGACATTTGGAGACTTGAAGCGTACGGCGTTCGAAGGCCCATCAGGTATTCTTAAGTCATTGCCAGATGGCTGTGTCATGCGCGGCAGGGGCAGGGGGTACAACGCAAGTGGCGCATCAATTCGTT